ACGCAATCTGATGATATTTTAAAGGAAACAACAATAGAAATTTCAATATATTAAAAAATGGCAAAAGTAAATACAGAAGTTGCGGTTAAAATAAATGTAGATGTCGCTGGTGCGGAAAAAGAAGTTAAATCGTTAACTGAAGAAATAAATAAATTAAAAGAATCATTAAAATCTTCATCAGAAGGAAGTGATGAATATTCTGATAATTTAAAGAAGTTAGCTGATGCAGAAAAAAAACTTGAATCTGCACAGAATAAATTAAATGATGGCTTAAAAGAAAATCAGAAAGAGGCAAAGAAATCACAATCTGCGAACAAGGGATTAATGGATGTGATTAAAGGATTAGGTATTGTTTCAGTAATTAGTGCTGGATTTGATTTGTTCAAAGAAGCATTAATGAAAAATCAAAAGGTTGCTGATGCTGTTGGTGCTGTAATGACAACAATTGAAAATGTACTTGGTGCTTTAGTTGAAGTAATCAGTAATGTGATAACAAAAGTATCTGAATCGTCAAATGGATTTGAAGCATTAGGTAAGGTTGTTATGGGTGCAGTTAATCTTGCATTTACACCATTAAAGTTGTCATTTTATGCAATTAAATTAACGATTCAAGAAGCACAATTGGCTTGGGAAGATTCTTTTTTTGGTGATAAAGACCCGAAGGTTATTAAGGATTTGAATGAACGAATTACTGAAACAAAAACAAATATAAAAGAAGTTGCAGATTCTGCTGTTGAATCAGGTAAAGACATTTATAATAATTTCGGTGAAGCAGTTAAATCTGTTGGTGATGTTGTTAGTGGTGTTGTTGATGGTGCAAGTAAAATTAATGTCAAAGCAATTTATGAGAATTCAAAAGCAATTATATCTTTAAAAAATACAGCTAAAATTGCACAAGCAGAACTTCAAGGTTTAGTTGAACAATATGATAGACAAGCAGAGCAATTAAGGCAGATTCGTGATGATGAAAATAAATCTATTGAAGAAAGAATCAAGGCGAATGAAGATTTAGGAAAAGTATTAGAAGAACAAAAGAATGCAATGGTTTCTTTGGCTGACCAAAAGATTGCAGCAGCACAAGCAGAATTAAATTCAAATAAATCAAGCATTGAATTTCAGGTTGCATTAAAAGAAGCATATAATGAACGTGCTGGTGTACTTGCACAAATTACTGGTTTAGAATCAGAGCAAAAAGTAAATGCAGTTGCATTGAATAAAGAATTGCTTGAATTGAATAAACTTCGTTCACAATCAGATATTCAGTTAGCATTAGATAAAAGAAAAGCAGATGCAGAACTAATCAAAGATGAACTTGCAAAAGCATTAGAATTACAAAAGATTCGTGAAATAGAACGTGCATCTGAAATAGCAAGATTACAAGAAAATGTAAATAATACTAAAGAAGGAACACAAGCAAGACTTGATGCTGAAATTGAATTAAAAACAAAGATTCAGGAACTGCAAATTGCAGAAAATTCTGCACAAGTAGAAATTGATAAGATACGAAATCAACGTGGTTTAGATACTAAAAATGCACAGATTGATAATGCGTTGGCTGAATACAATCTGAAGAAAGGTTTGGTTGAAAAAGAAAAGATTGATGCGTTTACTAAAGCACAAAGATTAATTGAAATTGCAAAACAAGAATCTGCAACATTAATAGAGCAGATAAATGTAAAGCGTGATGCAGAAATTGCTGCTGCTGAAGCAGCTGGTTTGTCAACTGTTGAGATAAAACAGAGATATGCAATACAAGAACAACAGATTAACAATGCAATAATACAATCAGAAAAGGATTTAGCAAAGGCAAAAGTTGAAGCAACTGTTCAAGCAGCAGATGCGATTGCTGATACTTTAATGAAAACAGCACAGCTACTTGGTGAACAAACTGGTGTTGGTAAAGCATTGGCAGTAATATCTGCAACGATTTCAACGATTACATCAGCACAGAAAGCATATGAAGCAACTATTGGTATTCCTTTTGTCGGTCCAGTATTAGCACCAATTAACGCTGGATTAGCAATTGCAACTGGTATTAAAAATGTTAAAAAGATTTTGGCAGTACAAGTTCCTAATGGTGGTGGTGCTGGTGGCAATGTTGCAATTCCAACTAATTCATTTACTGCTGGTCAAACAGCACCATTAACACCACAGATGCAAACTACAATGCTTAATCAATCACAGATAAATCAATTAGGTTCAGCAACTAATCGTGCATTTGTTCTTGAATCTGATGTATCAGGCAATCAGGAACGAATCAGAAGATTAAACAGAGCAGCAAGAATTAACTAACTTAAAATAAATAAAAATGACATTACCAATTTACGAATTAAAAATTTCAGAAGATATTAACAACGATGCAGAAGTATCTTATGTAGCACTTGTTGATGAACCAGCAATAAAGAAAGATTTCATTGCATTTAAAGATGAATTTATTGCACCATCAAAAGGTGAACATAAAACAGAATTTTTGCCACGATGCATTGCATATGTAATCAAAGAAGGTAAAGATTCAGACCAAGCAGTTGCAATTTGCAATTCTATGTGGACAGAACATTTTGCAGAGAATAAGATTTCATTTGATTACGATGATACACTATCAACTGAACGTGGTAAGACATTAGCCAAAAGATTGATTGCAGAAGGCAATACCGTTTATATCATATCAGCAAGAAATTCAAAAGATGGTATGCTATCAACTGCATCTGATTTAGGAATTCCTGAATCAAGAGTTTATGCAACTGGAAGCAATACTGCCAAAGTGCAAAAGGTGAAGGATTTAAACATAAATAAACATTATGATAATAACGCTGATGTGATTGCACAATTAGATGGTATTGGTTCAAAGTTTCTTGAATCACATTCTTTTGCTATTATAAATGAAGAACAAAGAATTATATCAGGTCCATTAATGTTGGCTGATGAATTAATTTTTCGTGATAATCAGAAATTTGGACAACATTATGTCAAGTTTTCTGCACAAACAATTAAGCAGATAGCTATCAAGTTTGCTAAAAAGAAATATATGAATCACGTAAATCTTATGCACGATTCTGAACAAAGGGTTAATGGTGTTACTATGTTTGAATCTTTTATTGTTGACAAAAAACGTGGAATAATGCCGATGGCTGAATTTAAAGAAGTTGCAGATGGAAGTTGGTTTGGAAGTTTTTATGTTGAAAATGATGAAGTATGGCAAGAAGTAAAAAAAGGTACTTATAAAGGATTTTCAGTTGAAGGAATGTTTGATTATGTAGAACCAATTACTGCTGAACAGAATGCTTTGAATGAGATTTCAAAATTATTAAATGAACTAATTACCGATTAAATCCATTATATGTTATGAGTGCAAAAGAAATAATCGAAAAATTACGTTTAACTTTTAACGAACTGGTAGCACCAGTTGCCGTTGCTAATCCAATTCAACTTATGGATGCTACTTTAAAAGATGGTACTGCCGTTCAGATTACAGAATTAATGGTTGGTGGTGTTGTTACTATAGATGGCATTCCAGCACCAATAGGTGAACACGAATTATCAGATGGTACATATATCGTTGTTGGAGACAATGGTGTTATCACAGAAATTAAAACTGAAACTACAACTGAAGAACCAGCACAAGCACCAATGCAAGATGAAATTGGTAATAAATTTTCTGCAATCAATGAAAAGTTTGCTTCATACGAAGAAAAATTTTCTGCTTATGAGCAAAGATTTTCTGATTACGAAGCGAGATTAAACAAAGCAACACAAGTGATTGAAGGTTTATTGAATCTTACACAAACACTTGCAGAAACACCAACTGGAATTCCTGATGCATCAGTAAAATCTTCATCAAGTTTCGCAGAAGAAAAGAAAGCAAAATCTTACGATATCCTATTTAGTTAAAATATAAAAACAAAATAAAATGGCATTAAGTTTAGGCACATTAACTTCATACACAAAGCAACTGGTAAAACCATTGTTAACTTCTGCTGTATTTGAAGCAAAGACACAGCAATTGATTAAAGATGGTGGTATAGTTATACCAAATGCTAAATCAGTTGTTGCAATTCCTTTAATGGATACGGATGCAGTTTTCGGAACTGATTCTTGTTCATTTGACCCTTCAGGAACAACTACATTTACACAACGTACAATTACTGTTGGTAAAATCAAAGTAGAAGAAAAAATCTGTCCAAAAGATTTGGAAGCATACTTTACGCAAGAAGCATTGAAAGCTGGTAGCACATACGAAGATTTCGGCAACGCTGAATTCCAAACTGCTTACTTGAATAAGAAAAATGCACGTATTGCTGCACAATTAGAAACTGCAATTTGGCAAGGTGATATCACTGGAAGTGGTGGTGCTAACTTAAATAAGTTTGATGGTTTATCAAAGTTGATTGCTGCTGGTAGTCCAGTAAATGCAAACGCATCAGGATATACTGGTGTTGCAACAATCACTACTGTTACACAATCAAATGTTGTTGCTGCAACTGAAGGTATTTATAAAGCAATACCAGCAGCAGTACTTGCTAAAGGTGATGTAAAGATATTCGTTGGAAACGATTGGTACAGATTATTGATTATGGCTTACAGAGCATTGAATCTTTTCTCTTACAATCCACAAGATGCAAATGCTTCTTCATTCATATTACCAGCAACAAATGTTGAAGTTGTTTCAACAAATGGCTTGAATACAACTGGTGATGCTTACGCAATAGCTTTATCTAACATTGCAATGGCAGTTGATATGGTTGATGAAGAAAATTCTTATAAGATGTGGTATTCTGAAGATAACAACGATGTAAGATTCAGAGTAGCGTTTAAAATGGGTGTGAACGTAGCATTTACAAATGAGTGTGTTAGCTTCGTAGCTGCAATATAATAAATGGTTTAGTGAATAAAAGGGTGGTGAAATATACACCACCTTTTTTTTTAAAATAAAATTAAAAATATAAATATGCCAAGTTGTGCAATTACATCAGGATATGC